ACGGTGGCCTCTTGCTTTTGCCATTTTATTTACCTCACTTGCGGGGCCACATGGCTGTGGGTAGCCGCTCCGGTTGTGCTGGGGCCGCGTTATTGCGGGTAGCCAGCGGATTCTTTAGGCTAGGAAACCGCCTCGCGCTGCTTGAACAGGCTGCTGTCCATTTTCTGCTATGCGCTGTTCGGTTTTCCGAATGCCTCGTTTATTAATCTTTTCTAAGCGGTCTTCGCCTATAATATTTACTAAGTGTGGGGCTATGGTTACCTCGCCGCTAGATACCGCAATATCAACAAGGTTTGAATGCCGTTCGAAGTCATCTGTGGACAGACCTCTGCGAACCGCTTCTTTCTGGGCATCCATAATCATCTTGCGGATGTCTTGTTCGCCCGCGAACTCGACTGCGGCGGCATTTAGGATGTATGTACCCTCTTTAGCCTTCATAGGGCGGTCGTCAGCGACTTTAGCCCCGTCAGTGACCTGTGATGGCGGACGGTCTATAAAACCGCTCTGTGAAGCTTGTACCCCTGCTGGCGGGGTTCCGAAAGCATAGTTCCGCCTATTATTCTCTGTAGGCAAGTTTTGAGGGCGACCATGTTCAATTCTACCACCGCGAGCATCTCCTTCAAGACCTGAGAAGCCGCCTCTATTAGAAAATCCGCCGCCGCCATGACCCATGCCGCCGCCTCTATCATTACCGTCATCTGGTGCATAGTCTCTAGCCTGAGACCTGTATCCGGCTTTTTCAGCGGCAGCAATAGCATCTGCTCGTGCTTTATCTGCTGCTGCTTTGTCTGCTGCTGCCTGTGCCGCCGCCTTCTCATTCTTTATGCTCCGAATGTTTTCAGCAACCGTACCCTTACCGCTGCGAGCCTTATCTAAAACGCTTTTAGCTTCGTCTACAGATAATCCGTTAGTTGAGGCTAGGGCTTCGAGGTCACTGGCTCGTCCCACCATAGAAACCCTACCATATCCGTCCATGTAGTTTCCACTGGCTGTATAACGACCACCATTACCAAGGTTGTTGGAGTAACCGGCATCCTCGAACCGAACCGCATCCTTGCCTGTGTAATCAAAACCAAAGGTTCCACCAAAGGTACTGGGGACAAAGCCTCGCTCAATAGCTTCCATGTTTCTAACGGTGCTGTTGTCGAGGCCCCGCATGTTACCTGTGTAGGTGTACGTTCCGGCCCTGCGTGTGATACCACCAGAACCAATACCGCTGCCAAACTTCATAGAGAAGCCTATGTCTTTTCCTACTAAGCCGACACTAGACGCAACGGGGTTTCCGTAGGCATCTGTTTCTTCGTCCCCTGCAGACATAAACTCACTTCCAGAAGTGTACGCATTCATCATTGCTCTGTTGTACGCACGGTCTGCATATTGAATAGAGTGAACTGCATCTGCAACAACACCCAGAATACCGTCAGGTCTCGCACTGATTTCCCCAAAGGCATTCTTTACACTTTTATCACTGAATACTGCGGAGCCAACAAGAGCCATAGGCATACCTGCCGCAGAAAACAGACCCTTCATAGCCGACTTACCACTTACTTTAGTCGGGTCGACAGCAGCATCCATGTTTGCAGCAGTAGAGTTTATCTGAGAACTCATTCCCTTTGAAAAATCGACGGCATCCCATCGTCCGTTTAGAACAGGCTCCATAATATTTTCAATGAAGCCTACGCGGTCTTTCATTCCCGGTGGGTTTTCAGCCTTTATATAATCAGAGTAGTTATCGTATTGGTGATGCCCAGTCTCTAAATCCGTATTGAAACTCAAGCCGGTGCCGCCCGGAAGCATAGACCCACCACTCCGTATTCCAGTGGCTTCCAAGGCATTTATAGCATCGTCTTGCGTATCACCACGGTCACCTTGTTCTCCGGCGATACCGTACTCTTCTAGTTTAGTAATATCGTCTCCGCCACCTACATCAATGCCAGTGTCAGCTAGCGACGGAATGTCAAGAAATTGATTATAGAAATTTACAAAGCTGCTTTGATATGTAGGTAGGTCCACGGCTTCTTGCCCTGTAAAGTACGATTCCGTACCATACAAGTCTTGATTTACCCCAGCAACTGTAACTCTATCAGCCATTCTTAACTATTGCCTCGTGATTAACCTTCAACTGAAGGAGGGTTTCCAGTAAAGCCGCTTTCCCCTGCAGTTGGCGCAGTTCCGACTCCGATTGTGCCGTTACCAGACCCCTGAAGGTCTGTTCCTTCAGGAGTTGGAGATACGCCTCCAGCCCCTGCCATACCTGCGGTTGAGCCATCAGCGGCCCCACCAGCTTCGCCTGTTCCTTGCTGTACATTTGCCATCATTCCTTTTAACATCTGTGCGTAGAGTTGTGCTTGGTTGGCATCGTTGACTAGGCTATCTGGGTCGATATCTTGGGAGATAGCGAGTTCGCGCATCAGGTTAGGTATCTTGATAAACGGAGCAAGCATCGGGTTCGCGACGGTTTGCAACAGGGAAGTTAGCCGCTGTGTGCGAACCTCTTTTTGCATCACGGCTGCAACACCGCGAGGCTTGATTTCTAGGTCGCCTTGAATGTCTTCTGCATCTTCGTTGAACTGCATGTTCCACTGGAAGTACGCCTCACCCAAAGGCTTCAAGAGCATGTCATCTATGTTCTTGATGACCGTCTTCATTGATAGACCGGCGGAACCCATCAGCATAGAGAGACCAGCGGCGGTTCGTCCAGTTCCGGTTACTCCTGTCTGACCGTGCATGATTGACGGTATACCTGTCTCTTCATCAGCAAGCTGGCGACTAATCTGGTACATCTGCAGGTTTTCACCAGCCGTGTTCGGAAACTTCAAGCCGTTGATGGCTGTTCCGGTAACGCCAGACTGTCTGCGGAAGATTTTGCCGGGGAAAATGTCCATGTTTTGACCGGGAACCAAGCTAGCTTCATCCACGTCAAATACAAGGTTGCCAGCAAGAGCCAAGTTATCAATTGCCATGCGAACATGACCGTTCATAAGCTTCTGGGCATCTTCCATGTTTTCCGCTACACCAACACCCCACAACTGGTAAGGATTGACTTCATAAGGGAAAACCTGATAAGGAATACGGGCGGGCGTAAACGGGTTTAAGACACAGCGAATAACTCTAGTACCACAAACCCAGACGTTAACCTGTAATTCGTCGAACTCAGACATTTCACCGGCTTCGTCAAGCCCAGATTCGTAGGCCATCTTGGAATCCAAGACACCCCAATACTCTAGGACCTCATAGCGATTACCTTGATAGTAGGGTTCGGTTTCGTCTTCGCGAATAGTGTCTTCATAGTATTTGTCCTCATAATTAGGACCTTTTGTAAGACACTCTTCAATAGCCTCAGAGTTAAAATGAGGACGCTTAATCAAAGCGCGAAGCTGTTGGCGGTTCATGCGGTGACGCTGAATAACATATTCGCAGTCATCAATGCTAGTAGCAGAAGGGTCAGGGTGGAAATCCCACACAGATACCATTTCAATCCGTGGAACGGTCTTTTCAATTGGAACGTATTCCCGCTCACCCTCTTCATTGCGTTCCCATTTATGGATACGCTTATAGAAATTGAACGGTCCTTTTACGATACCAGTACCCAACAGGGCAGCTTCGAACACAGAATTACGCATAACGTTCACTGCATTAGTATCGGTTAGTTGGTCGTGAATAACTTTTTCCATCCGAAGGGCAGCTTCTTGGGCTGGGCTAATCTGGGGTTCGCCCATAAGAGCCGGACCCTCTGCCAAGGGAAGTTGTCCGTACTTGCCCTTTAGTCCACCTAAAAAATCTCCACCGGGTTTTGCGCTCAAAGCACCGGGGGCTAGTTCGCGACCATCGCCGTTAAAACCATATGGGTCTTGTTCAATAGCCTCGTCTAAAGGTGTTTGCATGTGAGCGAACTCAGCAATACCTTCGGGGACGGGTGTAGATTCAACAACAAGAGGAAACTTCTTGTTTGCGAACAGGATGTCAATGATTTGTCCAAATGCTGCAAGAACCTTAGTTTTGGTTATGCGAACAAACACCTTTGACCGCTCTGAATCGCGATATTGTGTTGTTGAGTCATAAATACCCCGAAAGTTTTTGTAGGCTTGAAGCCACCGCTGTTCGTGGGCATATCGCCCATTCTCAGCATCTTCGAACCTTGTTTTTACGTATGCAGCAAGTCCCGGCATCTGCTCTTCAGGAGCGTGGACCGGTATGACGGCATCGTCTTCGGGTTGGAGAAAGTTATCTTCTGACATTTGTTTTTAGTAGTCGCGTTCGTCAGCCATTTTCATAACTGAAGGGTCCACTGCCGTTTTAGTCATCTTCTTCGGCATGTCCTCAGTCAGAACGCCTTGCTTTGTCATTGTATTGAACTCAAGACCTTCACGATACAGCTTGGCTGCACCACCTTGGTCATCAACAGATGTTTTGTCGGAGTTCATAATGTAAGCGGCACCCATCTTATCCATGGTACTCTCCCTATCTAGATAAAAAGCCTTCGTCTCTAACAGGGGCGGCTTGAGGAACCCTGCTAGGTTCTGGAATCATACCAGCATCTTCGGTGGCAATACGTGCCATGTCTGTTTGTGTAGTTCCCTGCTGCTCCACTTCTGGTGCAGGGATAAAGTCTTGTCCGGCGTAAGGGCCAGCGGGGTCTAAGGGCTGGTCTTCTGGGCGGAGTTCGCCGGAAGCTAGTTCACTTGGAGATAACATCATAGGAACTGCGGCTGCAGGGGCTGCTGCAAAACCAACGGCACGTGCGCCGACCTCTAAACCAACTTCTGCAGCAACAGCGGCGGGTTCATCTATGATTTGACGAACCGTTTCGATACCCAAAGCACCGATAGCAACTTTCTTAGTGGCTTTACCAAAGTTTTTAATCAAATCGCCAAAGTCAATACCGTTGCGGTCAAAAAAACCTTTTGTGGTGTCGGACAAGTCATCAAACGTCTTTGGTTCTGGAGATGCGCTAGTTGGTTTGGACGTAGTAGGCACCTCTTCGCGAACCGGAAGGTCAAAGTACCCTTCATAACCAGCAGTAGCGGTTGTGATACGTGTTTCGGGCATCGGAATCTTGGATTGGATGTCAAACCCAGCTTCTTTAGCTGCATCACCCCAGAAACTGGCAAACATGTTGGCATTCTGACGGTCAACTTCACCAACAGCACCGGGAAATGCCTGCTGATAGGTGGTGAGTTCGCCTGTGCTGCTCTTACCGGCTGATTTGAGACTACGACCTTGCAAGAAAGCTAGGCGGTCTTGGTCTACACCGATAGATTGTCCTACAGTAGCGTGAATATTACGTAGAAGGGCGGAACCCTTCTTGCCTGTAAATCCAGCAGGGGCTAGTGTATCAAAATACCTACCCGTAGCGGCATCGAAGGCGATATCCTTTACCTTGACATCTTTTAAAAGGTCTGTCATGTCCGCAGATGTGACAACCTTACCGTTTGGCTTTACAAAGAAGTTTTCTTTGTTGCCAGCAGCTAGGTTTTCCTGCAGGATACTATCTGCAATAGGGTTCAGGGGGATGTTCACGGCGCGACCCTTGGCACCTTTGGTTTCTGCCTCAATATAGATAGCACCGCTATCAGGCTTGTAGGCATTCAACTGAAGACCGGCAGCAGCATTGGGACGAAGACCAGTATTGAGGTTAAAAATAATTGCTTGGGCAATAGCTTTGGTATTGGGGTTGTCAAGATACTTAGAAACGCCCGCGAACAACTGGCTCATCTTGGCCTTATCAGGGTTGATAGCAACCTCTGAGACGGCCTTTGCCGGTTCGCTGCGACCAAAGATACGATTATTTAAATCTGTGTTCGGGGCTTTGTCCGGCAACAGCTTATATTCGGGTGTGTCAGGACCAACAGACTCTTTTAAGGTTAAACCAACTTGGCGAAGGTTTTGCATCGCTGTCTTTACAGTCGATGTATCTTCGGTGCCTTTAAAAGTCTTTGAAAGAAGGGTAATTCCCTCTTGGTCTTTTTCGAACAGACGTAGAGCGGAGCCGGGTTCGTCTGCAATGTCTTTAAAGAACTGCAGTGATGACGTAACAAAAGCCTTGCCCCGTTTTGACTTCTCAGCGTAGGCTTCAGCAACTTCACGAAGGGTTGCGGTCTTGGGGTCTAGTTCAGCCACGGGTTGATTTGCTGCCTTCGGTGTTTTTGCTGTTGTTATGTTCTTGGATGCAGATGCGCCTTTTTCTTGCATCTCCATAACTTTGCCAAACTTCTTTTCATAAGCTTTAAAGCTGGCATCATCGAACAACTCTGGCGCACTTAATTTAATAGAAGATGCAATAGAAAACTTTGCGTTTTCGTCAGCCAGAGGAAAACCAGAATAATCTAAAAGGGCTATGGCCTGTTTAACAGTTAGCTTTTTAGGTGTTTTTACTCTACCTTGACCGGGTTTCCCACCAAACTCTTTGAACAAAAATTCTTCTTCTTCTGGAATATAAGGAATATCCATATATTGCCGAAAAGCGAGAGTAGCATCGGTTACCATCTTTTCAGCAGTACCCATCTTTGTACGAATGTCTGTAGGCTCCGCCATACTCAGTATCCAAAGGTAGCATCATAGGGCTTGAAGGTCTGGTCCTTTATCCCTTGAAGCGTTTTATGTATTGATTGATAACCAGATGTTCGCGTCATAACCATGTATCGCAACGCATCATAGGCATGGTCCTCTGCTCGCGTATCTACATCTTCGCTGTTAGTTTTGGAGAGTGGAATGCCTGATAGCTGTGCAATGATATGCTTACAACTGGAAAAAATCCGCATACGGGGTTCTTTGGAGTAAGGGTCGTCAGCAAGCCGCCTGTGTAATTCCATTTTTCCTTGAAGACGGTTGCGGTCTGAGGGAGTCCACCTAACCCCGGCCCTCATCATAGTTTCTGCGATTGATGGGCCGAATCCGGTCTTGTTCCAACAGGAAGAGTCTAAGACCGTGTAGTGTGGTGTAGGGTCTAACTCTTCACATTCTAATATTTTATCAGCTAATTGCTCTGCTGTCAAGTGTTTTACATATAATTCGCGATAAACCCAGATATTATTATCCCAGTCAATAGCCCCCCAAAGAACGCACGACGGGCTGGAGTAGCCGTAGTCCGCCGCTCTAATGCGAGGCCAATTGGTAGGTAAATCGAAATGTTCGACAACGTGACGAGTCCTTGAAAATTCGGGGAAGGCGGCTCCCTCCGCAACATCCCAATCCCCTTCGAGAAGCCGTCTACGCTCGACTTCCGGGAGTGACCGAAGCATGGCCTCATATTGACCGTCTGCCATCAGGAAGGGGTTGTCAGTCAACCTCGCTGGAATGAACTTGCGGTAGAATAGAGGTTGACCTGCTTTCGGGTGATTTTCAGGCCACACGAACGTGCGACCGGTTTCTAAGTCTTTTGCCCCGAACGCCTTGTTGGGTTCGTGGGCATCAATGTACATCTTCTTGACCCACCAGCCGCCAACACCACCGGGGTTAGCTGTGCAGCGCATGGTTAGGTTAGATTGGAGTTCGGGGTCTGTGGAGCGGAGACGAGAACGTAAGTAATCCCAGACGTAGCTTGTAGGGTATTGGGTTATTTCGTCGATGCCAATCCAGTTGAAAGCCTGTCCTTGGAAACGGGTAACATCCTTGTCCCTGTCGAGGTAGGTGAACCAGATGGTTGCCCCCGATGGGAAAACCCACGTTGACTTCGACTCACGGAACACCGCACCGGGAAACGCCTTGGTGTATAGTTGCTTCGACTTGTCGATAAGTTCTGTTAGTTCGTCTAACGTTCGACGGAGAAGAAGCCCACGATGATTGGAATTATGGCAATAGCGTAAGGGGTCAGCAAGTAGAGCAAACGACTTGCCGCCGCCAGCAGCCCCACCATAGAGTACATCTTGTTCGGAAGCCGAAAGAAAGTCTTCTTGAGGTCCATCATTGGGTTTGAAAATAATAGGGGTGTCATCAATTAAGTCCGTTACGGCTTGCGGTAGTACATCTAAATCAGCCGCATCTACAACGCGGGTCTTGTTGCCGTTCAGGGCATTTTGTATGTTCGCGGCTGCGGCAGTCAGGTCCTTGACCTTCTTACGCTTGCGAGCAACACGGGTTTCTTCTTTCTTCTGCTGCTTCTTGGCGTTTCGCAACTTCATCTGTACAGAACGCCTTGCCCGCTCACGGTCACTTATGTTGTGCGTGGTTTTGGATTCACCGGGTCTTTTCTTAGGTCTGCCGACCTTGCCTAAGTCTTCTGGGTTCGGGGGGACTAGGACACGTTTGCGGGGGGCCACTGTTTAATCGTCGTCTTTACGAACGATGATTTTAAGACCGTCAATTTCTTCGATGGTAGTCTCTGCAGACTTTGCTGCTTTGCGAGACTTGTTAGTCAACCCTGCTTTTTCTGCAGCGTAGATAATTGCAGATGTAAGGGGTGAACCCGCTTTGGGGTCTGTTGCAATCTCTTTATAGCTGCGAGAAGGAACAGTTCCATCTTTATTTAAGAGTGTGCGTGTTTTTTTTGACATAACCCTATTCCTTATAATTGGCCTTGCGACCACGGCAAGACGACATTTTCTTCACACCGCCCTTGGGGGTTCCATATGCGTAGCCGCGAAGCTTGCCGCCTTTGGCCTTCTGTTCGCGAACCTCGTAGCCAAACTTCTTTAACTGCGACTTCAGGAACCTCGATGTCTCCGCGTCTGACATTTCTTCTTTTCGTGCGAAGTCCATAACACGAGATACGACTTCATCGTAGCTAGGCTGTTTAGGTGACAGGGCTTTCATTGCATTCTTTGCTAGTTCCATAACTTTATCCGTCTATGACGACCTCTTTCTTGGGTGGAAGCAGGACAACCCCGTGGATTGCCTGTACGTTGTGGTTCATTGTTTCTTGCTTGGCTATGCCAACGCGATTCAGGATTGATTCCGCTGCTTTCATCCGCAGGTCATCCCCACGTTCGATGTCCACGGCTGTAACGAGGCTTGCCAACTTGTTCGCGGCTGACAAGGAATGTCCCGCTAACATGACTTTGGTGCGTTCGATGATTTCATCAGCTAGACGTTCCTTGAGCCACGTGACTGACTTGGGGGAATAGCCAACGAGTTCGGCAGCAACGGTCATATTGCCGTTGTTTTCGAACAGGGCATCTAGGAACTGCTCCTGCTTTTCAGTTAGGGCAGCTTTTTTATTCGTCTGGGGTAATAAATTCATGGGGATTTACGTTGCCGTACCTTTTTGGTTGGTACATTTCCACTTTATGTTTAGTTCGAACAGGTTCACGCTCTTGGCGAACCGTGCCATTTCGTCGACACGCTCTATACAATCGTTTTTAGTGGGGTATGGACCCCGTGTGTCGCTCAACTCAACACATTCTTGGGGTGCTGCAGCTAGACATATTAACAGGACAGCCTCGAACATGCGAACCTCCCGCGAACATGTGGCATACCCCTGTATTATGGGCGGTTTTGGAACCCCTGTCAACCCGTTTTTCGCATGATTTACTAGAAAATAACTAAAATGGTAAAAAAGGTGTTGACAAATGCGGGATTTGACGCTACCATAGGACCAAGTCCTGCCGGGGTAAACCCCCTATCCCCCCTTGTACCCTCATGTGTTCCCTAGTGGTTCGCAAACTCCCCCCTGTTGGTTCGCCCAGCGGGGGTTTTTTCGTTGGGGTTCCCGCACTCCTAACGTACTCCCCCCAAACTCCCCCCAAACTCCCCCCGTGGGGTTCCCCGGTGGTTCGCAAAGTATCCCGTATGGGTTACCTTAAAAATACAAAAATGATGTCGGGTTTGCATAGCAAATGCAGGGGGGGTGGGGTGTCCCTTGCGTACCCGCGCACGAGCCATATATTTATCTTGTTTGTCCCCATCGCCGATACCATAACCCCGCGAACATGAGCCAAACCCCGCGAACACACATGAAACCCCGCGAACACATGCCCGCGCCCGCGCCCGTGTAGTTGATTTGTCATGCCGTATAACTTGAGGGGTGGCCTTCCGGTCATGGGAATATATACAACCCACACCACACCAGCCCGCCTGATTACCAAAGAATAACCGCCGGTTAGCCCGCATATATGCAACCCAGACAAAAAGAAACCCCGCCGGACTAGCCAAGCGGGGCAAGGTTGGGGCGGGCAAGGGAGGAAACAACCCCGCCCCTAGGTCATTAGAGGTTCGCGGCTAGGCGGGGATACGGTAAATCTTTTGATATCTGCCCGCCTGACGGCTGCCAAGGTTATGAATCTGGATTGTGTAACCGTTCTTTTTCAAGGTGGTTAGCATTGCGTAAATGCTCTGTTTCTTACATCCAAGGTTACCGGCAAGAACCGGCACGGATTGGTAACCGCGCCTCAGTTCCTTAATCAGCACATAATGGCGCGGTGCCATTTGGTGCCAGTTGTTCGCGGGCTTTGCTGGCTTGGCTGCCGTGGCTTCTGGCAAGCTTTCAACAAGCGGCCTGCCGTGGTCATTCCAAGCCTCGTAAAGACTGGCGCGAAGCTTGGCCTTGGCCTTGTCTTCGGCAAGGGTCATTAGCTGTTCGCAAAGTTCCATGATGGATTTATCATTATCAAACTGTGTCATTTTCGTGGTTCTTTCCGCCCCTCAGGGCATTGGTTGGTTTAAGCAATAAAGACCGCATATATTATAGAGATTATCAGCAGAACGGTCAGACTGCGATAAATTACATAGAGGGCTTCCATCGGTTATCTTTCATATCACAAAGAAGATTACGAAAATCAGCAAGGTTTCAATCATGCTGCCACCGACAACCAAGCATCACTATTCAAGACGCTGGCAACCTGTTCATTTCGCTTGCGCTGCACATCATAGACCTTGGCCGTTTTCTTGCCGGTCTGGTACTCTTTGCCGGTTTCAAGATTGGTGACGGTTTCATTCGTATGAGTTGCCCAGTGGGTCAGGGCATTATAAGCCGCCCACATTGTCCCGCCCAGTTCGGGCTTTTCCTTGTCGAACATGTAAAGCAACGCATTCATCAGGCGTTCGTTGAAACCGGCATCTAAACCGGCCTTAACAGCCCGCCCAGTCTTCGCACAGATGGTTTCTTTCAAGATGTTCGCAAACTGCTCATCAGATAGCCGCGAACCCTGCCAAGCCCGCATCTGTTCGCGCTGGTTAGCCCACATATCCAAAGAGCCGCCCGCCTTGGTTATCATGGCTTCGACACTCAGGTTCTTGGTATGCTTCGCCTTCTGGTGGTAGGATTTTTCCCCGCCAAATACCAAGGTATTGCGGCAAAGGTCACGATACGCCCCGCTGAATATTTGAAAGCACCAAGATTTGTCTACGCTGTTAAAAATATCCATGCGGCATCTTACAAGGTCGCTGCTATCCCCGATGGTCGTTTGTAGGTCATTAAAGTGAATAGTGCGATGCGCCCGAAGCCCGCCTTCATAGAGCCGGTCAGCAACCCACACATCACCTAGCGGCAAGTTAGATTCGCGCAACAAGTCGGCCTGTTTTGCAAAAAGCCGGTCGTGGGGTTCCAGTTTGTAAGAGCGGCCTATTGGGGCAACATTCAAAACGTCACCGGTCGCCTTATTTTGCAAAGCCGAATAATCAGGCATAGCGACAGGTTCCTCAATCATAGTTGAACCCTCGACAGTCTGCCGTAAAGCTTCAATGGGGATTTTACGAACCGCCCCAAGCTTATTGAATAAATCGACGTTGGTAGGGTCGTTATGTTCAAACGTATAAGTGCCGCCGCCGCGATTGATAAATCCGGTTGGGCTATCATTAGGTATTAAATCAAACATGGTTGGTTATTCCTTCTTGTTGGTTAGCGGGACAACCCCGCCTAACTGTTATGCCACCCGCCGCCGAATCGGTCAACAATAAAAAACAGATAAAAAAGATGGTGACAGCCCCGCGACTCGCTGCCACCGCCGCCCATGCCGCGCCCAGTCCCCCCGAACCACCAAGGATACCGCAAGCGCACACAAGCCCCAGAAAAGAAAAGTTAGCGTGGTTGATTTGTCATTTAACCGCTTCGACAATTTGGGTAACGCCATTGCCCTTCGTATAGCAAAGCAGGCAATCACGGCATTTCTGCCCAGTGCAGTTTTGTTCTATTCCTTTAAAATGCTTTTCAACATTGTTAAAAGTCCGGTCGAAAAACTCAGGCACGTTATCCATAACGCGATTGATTGTCGGGTTGCTGTAAATCAATATCATATTTTCAGGCTTGCGGTTATGCCGATAATATTTCTGAACAATATCTTTTCTTTTAGTCCAAAGTGCAAACGTGCAATGCGGGTTATATTCGGCAATGCGGTTTAAGTTTTCTAGATGCGTTTCGTTTATCAATTCCCCATGGGCGGAAAAACGGAAAAAGGCATCTAGAATATTTGGCAACATATGGGCGGGGATTATTCCGCCTGATAAAATGTCGCTGTTATGCTGCCAAGCTGGCGCACAGTTTTTCCGCAACCCCTGCAACATTTCCATTGAATAGCATTTAGTGCAGATTAAATTTTCCTTGCCGCTGCTATACATCTTCTTGCAAAAGTCATTCGTTAGCGTGTTTGTGCTAATTGCATGAAAGCCCGAAAGCTTGCCGGTCATCTTAGATATTTTTAAAACTGAATGGTTCATGGGTTCGGTTCCTTTGTTGGTTTGTTGATTACCTACCATTAAGGATAATAACCGGAATGGTCAAGCCCTTTTATTTGCTGCCCTTCTTTTTTTAGATAACATTTCGGACAATAAAACAGACTATCTACATAAACCATCGCCGGTTCCCCGCAATCATCGCAACGATAGGCGGGGTTTAGCGTGGTTGGTTTGTCAAAAGTTTGGCGTGTAGTGTTTGTCATCGTTCAAGTCTCGCTTTAGTGTGGCTAATTTGTCACGTTCGGCATTTGTCACAGGTTTGCCGTTCCACTCTTTGTCACGGATTTGTCTTCTTAGCGTGAAGTATTTGTCAGCCGTGTTTGTCAGGCGTGGGTCGCTTGCCGCGTTGGGGTATCGTGGTGTGATTGCACTTGTCGAAACGTACGCCAGCGTATGGCGGCACTCATAAGCGGTTCTCATCTCTTGCCTCATATATAGCTATAATTAAATTCAGCGTCTAAGCCATGCCATGCCTGTTCGTAGGCATAATCCCAGTTGTTATGATACCCAGTCTCGACATCGTGGTCTGCTTGTCTCTTAGCCCAATGTTCTAAACTAAGTTCGTGGTCGAGGGGCAATTCTTCTTGAAATCCGATTGTCATATGTACTTACTCCAGTAATTGTCCCAAGCTTCACGCAACATCTCAGCATATTCTTTGTCATTATGCAAGCCCAAGAAATCGCGGTGCTGTTCCATCTCTTGCATGAACTCGCCAAAGTATTCACAGTTGCCTATTTTACTATTGGCAAAATACCAGAAATCTTCCTCTAGCTGCATTGCCCAAGCCTTTACCTTACCCATGCCTAAAAATCCTCGACTTCTGTTTC